TTACGTTTTCTCAGCGATCCTTTTCTCCGCTGTTATCGTCTTAACCACGCCAACCTTCGCGTTTGTTGGACTAACTCCGATTTCGAATGTCGTGCAAACGATCGGTTGTGATGTCGGTGTTTCCAATGGATCTTCGAAACCTGTTGTTGTTTGCACAAATCCGAGATTTCATGTCGATGACAATTGGGATTGATATCAGCCCCCGCATTTTTTTGAGGTAACACTCCTAAATAGTGTTCATCACACAACTCGTGAGCCATCCTTTTTCGCGCGATAAGAGGTGTGTTGCCTCCGAGATCCGATACTCCGCATCGACGCCAGACCGCACCGCCCTTATGCGACAGAGCCCTTGCGGCTGCGCTTCTGGGGCGCCGACCAGCGTGACCGTGCCGCCGCCCTTCCCGCGTTTCGCTTCCTCCGCGTTACTGTCGGCGCGGTCCCTGGCGCGATCCCGGTCGCCGGATTTACGGGTTTCGATTAACGGCACGCGCGCCGCCTCGTCCATCAGCTGGATCGTCTCCTTGCGCCATTTGGCGTCTTTACGGTCATACCAGCGCACGACGGAGCGATCGTAGCGCGGCCGGTTCTGGAGTGGGCGTATCTGCCAGCTGATGATGTTGCGGCCATAGTCGGCTATGACAACGGGGAGGTCCTTGCCGCCGGTAGAGGCGCTGGTGTTGCGCGGGACGAACACGGCCCTTTTGCCCATAATCTTGAAAGTCGCGCCCAGCTCCTGCGCCGTGCGCGCGCCCCATGCCATGAAGGATTCGTTCTGCATGGCCCAGTAGTCGCGCTGGATGGCGGCGAGCTTTTCAGACACACGGACTTCGAGATCGGCTTTTTTGCCCCAGTCCTTCGCCACGTCGACGAATTTGGCGCTATCACTGTGCGCCTGTCGCTTCTCTTTCGTCTTGCCCTTCATATCGGCAGCATGGGCGGTAATGTTCAAAATCATGCCCTGACCGCGCGACCCTTCGCTCTCAGGCTCATCGGTGACGCCTTCAAAAGTGACCGCCCCGCCACCGTCGCTCCATGCGAGCGTGGCGACGATTTCTGCGCCCTCGCGCGGCATTTTGATCTTGCCGCCGGCGTCGTCGAGGGAAATATCAAGCGTGTCGCTCTGGCCGCCGTCGATCAGCTTGATCTGAAGTGACAGGAGATGCGGTTCAAAATTGCTGGTGACATCCTGCCCGTCGATCGCAATGCTGTAAATGGCGCGGCGAACGGTATCAGTCATAGAGGGTCACGACTGGCGTGGCGCTGCGCCCCTTCGGCTCCGGATCGGGGACGGCGGTCTGAAGCACAAGCCCGACCGGCAGCATGGCGCCGAGACGCGCGAGGCCAGGATTGCGCCGCAGCGTGTCTTCGACGAGGCCCGGGACACCGCGACGAAACCGTCGCCACAGAAAAAGATCCAACGCCGTGCGCTCTGTTGTGACTTCCAACGTCTCATTGGTCATGAGAAGAGGCCCGTCAGGGTTGACATCATGGCGCCGACAGAGGCGGCATTCGGGGATTTGACCAATTCGATTTCGAATTCGATCATTCGGCCGACGCCTGCGACATCGAGATAGCTGTGTTTGTCGGTGACCTTCTCGATCACATACCAGCCAAAAACCGACCCATCTCCACGCATCAGCATCTGCGGCTGCCCGGCGCGGGCGACGGTTTGCAAGGCGTCGATTCCGGACAGCCCGCCGAACTTTTGCGGAAACAGGGTCCCGGCGAACGTCAGTCGCTCGTCGGCCTCACCAACATATTCGCGCGAGCGCGGCGCGCCCATGACATCTTTGGCGGCGAAATCAGATCCGGTCTCGCGCGAGACCTCGCTGATATTGACGGGCGCGACCTGAAACTGGATTGCGCCGAGCTGGTAGAGTGTCGCCATCGATTGCGCTTTCACCAGAAATGATTTAGTGCGCGTGCGTCGTTAGCGGCGTTCTTTCTACCATGGTCGACCGGAAAGCGTTGTTGCGCCGCTAACGATTACTCTCCCTGCACGCCGCCATAGGAGAAATTGCCGCGCTGGATTTTGCCGAGCGCGCTTATTTTTGCGGCGGCGCTACCGGCGACGTTGGCTGCGCTCCCCGCCGCTGCGGCGGCGGAATTGGCGGCGGCCCCGACCGAGTTCAGGAGCGAGAGCAACTGCTGCGCCTTGCCGATGGCGATGTCGATGGAGCCGGAATTCACGCTGGGCGTGACGCTGACGTTCAATCCCTGAAGGGCGGTTTTCGCTTCATCGGCTTTCAATCGAGTTGCGTCCAGACCGGACGTGTCGACGGTGGGTTTGACCGTCATCTGCGCGAAAGAGGGTAGCGAACTGGCCGCGCCCATGCCGCCGGTCACACCAAAAGGCGTCGCGTCGGCGTTCCGCGCCCATGCGCGCCGCGACAGGCCCGCGCCGGGCATGGTCTGGAAGGTCGGCTTTGGCGGACCCCGATATCCGGCGAAGGCCTCGCGGAAGGTCGTGCCTGTTTCAACCGGCTGCGTGTTGTAACGCCGCCACGCGTCGAGCACGGTCGCCTTTTGCCCGACCACCTTTTTTTCAGCGTCGACCTCCGACGCGGCGCCGAAGAATTTCTTCACCTCGCCAAGCCCGGCGCTGTAGGCGCGAAGTCCGTCGGCGAGCGCAGAAAGCGCCTGTGCGGCCGGGACCGCCTCAAGCGCCGCCGCGCCAAGATCGAGCGTCGCCGCCTTCAGCGCGCTCCACGACGCCTTCGGATCGGAGCGCTGGTTGGCGATCATCCGATCCATGTCAGGCGTCGACTCGAAGAGTTTTGCCTGTGTTTTGAGCGATTGTTCCTGCTGCATCATGATGCGGCCGAGATTGGCGGCGCGAGAGGGGAGGATTTCGCTGAGAAGTTTCACCATGTCGGCTTGCGACTGGACGCCGATCTTCGCAGCCGCCGGCTTGAAAATCTCCTGAAACCATTTGTCTGGGTCAGAGGCGAGAAGATTGTCGCCCACGAGCTTGCCGGCGTAGCCCTTGATGTCGCCGCTCTTGTTGCGCGTGATCATGCCAGGTTCGGCCAGCAAACCCATCTGATCGAGTTTCTGAACAGACAGGTGCCGGTTCTGCAGCCCCCCGCGCAGGGTCTTGGTCAGCATGGAAAGCGTATCGCCGGCGCTGGAGCCGCGCATTTCCTGAATGAGACCCGGCAAAGTCAGGTTGAGAAACCGGTCCGATAGCGTCGCGCCGGCGGATTTTGAATATTTCGCCGCCTCGTAAACCTGCTCCGTCGTCACCGTTCGTCCGAGCACCGCCATGGATTTGACCTGGCCTGCCAGAAACTTCTCGAAACGCTGCGGCTCGGTCAGAAGCCCGAGCGTGTCGCCGGCCTTCACGATGTCGCCGATATTGGCGTCACCCGCGCCCATGCCTTTCAGAATGGAAGCGGCGCGCGCCGCCTGCGGCAGGATGCGGTAGAGATCCTTCTCTTCCTGGACCGAGGAGCGAATGTCCTGCACCAGCTCCATAATCTCGCTGGCGCTCATGGTTGGCGCGTAGCGGGTGGCGGCCACGGAGGCCCGCTCGGCAACACGCAATTCTTCCGGCGTCATGCCGGCGTTCAGCGCCGAGACGCGCGCGTGCTGGCGCTCCACGCCGCCCGTGGCGATTTTTCTGGCCGCCTCATAGCCATAGTAGCCGGCCGCGATTTGGCCGATGCCCATGCCGCCAAAGAGGCCGGCACCCGCCGCCATCTCTGCCGCGCCAATCTTCCCCGGCGCCGATTTCCGCCCGCCAGTCGCCGACATACCGGCGATCATGCGCCTGTTTGCCAGCGTCGACTGCGACATGGCGAGCATCATCGGTGAGACGCCTTCGCCGCCCGCTTTACCAAGCGATCGCGCGAAGGCCGCCTGTTCGCGTTTCACGGTGCGCAGCGCCGACAGCGTACTGCGCTCCCACGCCCTGACGTCCGCCGCCTGCTTTCTCGTCCACTGGGCTGAGTTGGCGGCGAGCCCTGCGCTTTTCGAATAATCCCGCCACGCGGCGGCGACCTGCTCAATATCCTTTCGCGTCGCCTTCAGGCCGGACAGGGATTTGACGAGCCGATCCGTCGCGCCGGTCCCGGCCATGCCTTTGGCGACATCGCGCGCCGCTTTCTCCGCGTCCCGCAGTGCCTGCGCTACTGTCCGCGCCGGTTTCGAAACGTCGTCGATCAGTCTGACGGTCAGCGAGGAGGTCAGATTGGCCATGCGCTATCCCCGGCGCTGGAAATTTGCCTGTGAGCCAATCCAGAGAATGGCTGCGATGCTGTCCATCAGCAGGGACCCCGTTCCAACGGGCGCCAGTCGCGAGACGACGGCGGCGGAAAGACGAAACTCGTAGCCCTAACTATAAATACTTCAGCGCCACGACCATCAGAAGCGAATACAACATGATCCCGGCGATCAAAATTATAAGCGGTGAACCCGGCCCCTTGATTGTTTCTGTCGCCTTTGCACGCAAACGGTCCAGAAGGTCCGGCCACGTATAGGAGACGAAGTCACCCTGGGACATCACTGTTATGAGCCGCCGATCCTGATCAATAATCGGCAAATGACGGAAACGTTCATTCGACATCATTCGAAGCCAGTCCACGACCTCATCGTCAGGCGAGGCGCTCAGGGGATCCGGGGTCATGACGGCCGAAAGAGTTGTAGATGACGGATCCAGTTTTCTGGCGAGAACACGCCGTAATACATCCCGTTCCGTGAAAATTCCTTTCACCTTCCTGTCCGCATCAACAATCACGACTGAACCGATATTGCGGTCAGACATCGTCGCGATTGCCTCCGATACAAGGCTGCCCTCGTCCAGAGTAAACACGGCCGCCTTGTTCACGAATTCCGGTCGATCCTTGATTTTCATGAATCCCTCCCCGCGTCGGCGTTGGTGGCTGTTTAGCTCCTGAAACCTACATTTAAATAGGTATTACTTACTGACAGCCAATGGGAGACGCCTCGCCTCGGTAGTGAATCATAAAGGATCTTGACCAAACCACACTATCTTCAATTCTGGCGGAGAGGCTTGACAAAGCGTTCCGTCGCGCCGGCCCCAAAGTGCGTGCCCGTTTCTAGGGGTAGACAACCAGTCTGACTGTCAGGCTCGAAGTCAAGCTGGTCATAGTCTATTTTACCTCAATGGCATCACGGACGTGGAGATTGACATCGGAAATAGGCAAGACCTCAGCGCTCGGCTGCGCTGATGATTGGATGCTCGTTGATAGCAATGCTCGAAATCTTGCACGTTTTTTAGACAGTGGCGTCGAAACAGAAGATGGGCGATGGATTTGGTATGTCTTTGTAAAAGACAATGACGACATTACTTGTTATTGCGGCAGGGCCGCATCGGTCGAGGAAGCAAAAGAATTCTGCGAGCGCCTGTGTGACCACTTCGAAAGCTAACATTCGTCAAATTTCCGGGCTGTAATGAGTTCCGCCAGAAACTCATCCCAATAGAGCGCGTCCAGCTCGGCCATAGACCAGCCGATCACCCGTTTGACGTAGGCGCGATATTCCCGCCAGCGTCCAGGCCAGAAGACGGTTCCGCGATCCCACGGAACCGGCGGGGCAAAAAATCGGCGGCCGCACGGTCAAGTTCGAACCTGTCGTCATCGTCCAGCGCGTCGAGCACTTCCGCGGGAACCGGCGCGCCGGTTTCATCCCGGAAAATCGGGAACCTTAACGCGGCGTCGGAATTATCTCTCAGCAAGGCCTCAAGTTCTTCCTGAAACTTCGCAACGTCACCCGCAGTTAATCGAATCAGGGTAATCGCTTGATAGTGACGTCCGTCGAACGATATTGGCCATGAAAGCTCTATCGTTTTCGAACGCGGGCGGTCAGAGAGGTATTGCGCGACGGCACAATCGGGTTCTGGCATGACGGGCCGCTTTCTGTTGGGATGGTGACAATGGCGACGACGGACATTTTTTCATCGCAGTGGATGCGTTACCTTCTGCAGGCAGGAGTCGTCGGCTTTGCCGCGCTGCCGTCCGTCATTGCTTTGGTTCTGTTTCTGATTGCGCGCTGACGGTCATCATGCGATTCGTAGGATCGAATTCATCTGCGCGAGCTGGTTGACGCCATTGACTCGCCAGACGCTGCCGAAGAAGTCGTAGTAATAGACTTCCGCCTTGTCTTCCCAGAGTTCGTAATGGGTGATCTCGGCGATGCGGTGATCCTGCTCCATCAGCTGGCCGCGCTGGAACTCATTCT